TACACCCCGTACCGGACGGACCCGTTTGCGAGATCGTTTGTGCCGATTCTCTCCCGCATGGCTATTCCTCCAATGCCTTGATGTAGGCATGACTGCGAAGCCCCGGTGTAACTGTTGGGATTTTCTTATCTCCATACGCGAAATCATGATACATTATGTACCCATTTCCTGCGGCGGAAGTTACGACCGCCGCCAAGCTCCCGCACGCTGCCGCGGGCTGATATGTGTTGATGAACCGGTTGAGCGCGTGCGGCATTGTTATACACACGAAGCCAGAAGCGTCATCATCCGCAAGTACTAATTTTTGGGTGGTGTACGCGCTAGATGATGCAGCGACACACACGGATACGCCGTCCACAAGAATCATACCGGCGGGAAATTCGTACCTTGACGCTGTTAAACCAGATATCGTAGAGTTTGCAATAACCTGCGTAAACGTTGCACCATTATTTTCGGATTTGAAATAAGCGTATTTGCTATCCGATGAGGCCGTTATGATTGAAATGGTGTTTCCGTCTACGGCATATTCCGAAACATCGAAAGACGTATGGCTGAAAACAGTCGTCCACGAGCTTTGGTCGAGCGGATACTGCGTTCGCTGAAGCTGTTGCCTACGCGTAGAATTTTCGTAGTAATCATATATTCTATAAAAATACCCCGTTTCCGCATTATACTTTTTCGGTAAGCTGTTGTCACTGTATTTTGAAAATGCCCATCCGTTTAAAGTAATTTCTTCTGGTTCTTCGACGAGATCAGCGCGGTATAGACATTCGTAGTCCTTAGCGTCCTGATACTCGATCGATGCAATATACTTTGATCCGTCATAGAACAGCCACACAGGAGGGGGATAACTCCCTGGTAAAAAGTCTTCCGTAGTAGATAGTACAGTGAATTTCCAGCTAACAGGATTAAGCGTATCAGTGTGCGCACAAACGTACAAATGAGAATTATTTGCTCCGCCGGGATCTGTGACAAAACTCATATAAAAGACAAGCACATATTCCCCGTTTAAGTATTGAACCGTAGTCTGCCTTTCTATACTGCTGCTAATTATGGTGAGGCCTGTATATTTTTTTCCCTTCAATGGATTTTTAGGTATAGAAATATCATTCCAAGAAACAAGGTCTGAAGAATAGTAGATTTTACCGTCCAGATAATCAGGGCTATTGCTATTCGCGCTCGTGATAAACCAATACCCATTTGCATATGAAATGCTTGGATTGTAGAGATTTGCGTTCATCAACGTGGAAACATCCCACGCAGCATCGGTCTTGCTGGATCTCAATATATTGAACAGTTCCGGGTACTGTGCGCCGGAAATGTACCTACCGTCGCACGGGAGCCATGCGTCGGACAGGTCTGTGCGGGACGTGATAGCGATATCGCCGACTCTGGCCGTGCCCTCCGAAAGCTTTCCGAACGCGTCGTTGACTGTCGGGTCTTCCGGCCTCGTGGTTGCGTTCGGCCAGAGCTTGGCGGCAGTGGCATCGGACAGAAGATTTGCCTTATTGAGAGGCGTGCCCTCAACTGTCGGCTCATCCATACGTTTCATGTACTCGTAGTGGTCAAGACTGCCGTCGGAATTGTAGATGCCATATCGAATAGCACCGTTGGAAAGGACTTTTGTAGGTTGACGATCTTTCATATCAAGCCTCCTGTCGCGCATTCCGCAGCGCCGGTGTAGCGGAACGCCTTTGTGATGTTGTCGATCAGTTCCTCGCAGAGCGCAAGAATGCGCTCGATGTCGTTTGCGCCGGTGTAGGTCAGCCGGTCGAGGCCGGGCGCATCCGGTGTTCCTTCGGGGTATGCCAGTGCGTCCCGGATGGACTGCACCTGCTTGCGGTATGCCTCGGCCTGTGAGGCCGTTATAATGTCCGTTACGGCCCAATCTGTTTTTGCAGACCATGCGATACTCATGCCGCAGATCGGTGCAAGACGCGCCGCCAGATAATTCAGGACGGTTCCCACGCGATTCATGTCGCTTGCGTTGTACGCGCCCTTCATCCCAGCCAGCCATTCCGCCTGCTCGTCGGAAGTCATGGCGGCAAAGCCCTTCGCGGCCAGCGCCTTGACGTGCTCCACGTCCGCCTGCGTCCGATTGGTGATGAGGGTATCGATGATGGTGCTCATGCGCCAACTCCTTTCGTTACGGCATAAATTCCGCCTCCGCTGAACGTCAGTTCCATACCGGTCTGCACAGCATATTCGTTTTGTGCGAATGCGTCGGAGATTTTGATGGTGTCGCCGGTTTCGAGCGCTGGGTTGCCCCGGTTTTTCACGCTGTAGATCTTTCGGCGATTATACTGCGCAAGCAGCCACGCAGCCACACTCTGATAGTTTGCAGGCGCTACGCACGGGTTATTTACGCTCTTGATGTTTTTGCCGCTCCCGGCGGTGATTGTCGTATCGATATCCGCGTAGTCGCTCTTAACGTGTAGCTCTACGCAATCAACCGCTTCCGATATGGATACACCGTCATAGTTGTAAAGCTCATCCGGCGTTATTTCTCCCAATACTGCGCCTGCTGAAAGCTCCGCGATGTGCAGGTTTCCGGATCGATCAAACCACGCGGAGCACATAGCCGCCTGCGCCAATAGCCGGATCGCTTCCCGGCGTATTGTTTTGCGTGGAACGGCCGGTACGACGGTTTTTGCTGCAGCCTCATCCCCGTAAATAACATTGATGTCGTATCCATCCAGAACCGACGAAACTGCGGCCTGAAGCTCACACGCGGTAGCGTTTCCATTCTCATATGTCGCACGTTCGAGTGTTGCTGCCATGTCATTTCCGACAAGCTGTGCCGTGACGCCGGAATCCCGCGCCGTTACGGACGTAAAAAAGAACTCGCCAACGTCTATGCTCTCTCCGTTTACAATGCATCTAGCAAGCAATTTCTGGCCATCCTGAACCACGGAGAAAACGCCGTCCGGGTTCAGAATGTTGTACCGATGATCCGCGTTGTCGAATGTAAAGGAAATCTGCCGGGACGGGAACGATTCGCAGGAAACGGATGCTTCCTCTATGATCTTCACGTCGGCCATTGTGTCGTTTTCGTATGTTTCCGTCAGGCCAAAATCGATCTGCCGCAGCCGGGCGCGTGTCTTTGGCAGAAATGTCTTGTCAAATCGAATCGTCAGCTTTGTGTAATTTGCGGCGGTCATGCTGATGTTCTGCCGCGCCTGCGTGATCATCTTTGTTCCGGTTGCGACCGTCGATCCGTCGCTCGCATACGCGGTAATTGTGATCTGCGCCGGGTATTGGTTCATTTTCTCATCAAACAGCATCGCCCAACCAATCGTGGATACCGGCGCGGAGAATTCAAACGTAATTGTGCTTGCCATTTCGGTGCTCTCGTTTGATGCTACTCCGCTCCACCAGCCAATATGCTGCCCGTCAAAGCTATCGTTCGGAATATCGATTGTCCCATCCAGAACCCACCGGTTTAATTCAAGCCCAGCGAACTTCCCGGATATGGTTTCTCTGTCGCTGATCGTTTCGGCGGCGCTTGTGCCTGGTGCCGAATCCGATGCAGAGGCCGTACCGTTCTTCTTTGCCGACGGGTCGACAATGTAAAACCGGACAAGCATACCAACCTCACGCACCGGTGTAAACGGTGCGTAATTGCTCGATACCTTCTGCATCAATCCACCCCTTGCTGTGTCGCGGAGATCGTGACGCCGCACCACTGCGACACGCCGTCCTCATCGTAAATAATGGCCTTGTATTCCGGCTGGCTGAACAGGAAATCCCGTGTTTTGTCGCCATCAACGTCCGGGTACGTCACGCTTAAAACGTGCCTGGAGTTTATCATGCTGCGGAGTTTTCGGAGATCGGCGACAGAAAGCCATCCCGTTGGGATTTTCAATTCATTTTTTACCCCGATGATATCCATAACCGTTTTTCCGGATGCCATTGTCGCGGTTGCGCCAATATCCTTTGGCTGAATCGTGAACACGAGATCACGCAGAAGGGTGACTGTGTTTGTGCCGTCCGTGATTTTAATTCTACGCAAGCGATACACCCCTTTGTACGATCTCGCCCCGCAGCGGATCGAATATTGCTCTTGCTATCGTCTGCCCATCGAGCACAAGGTTGATCTGCATCGGCGTACCGGACTGGTTGTTGGCCAACAGGCCGTTTACGACGCCGACGGAGGACTTTGCCATACCGGACACAGAGAAGGACGTTGTGCCGAAGCTCATCTGTTCTTCGATATCTTTCCGCACCCCGAGCATTTCCCTGTCGAATCCCTGCCCAAGTCCTTCTGCCATGTAGCCGCCGATTCCGGCGAAGACTTTAGACGGGGACGCAATACCGAGGATGCTCTTGACGCCGCTCACAAGGCCATTGACCATATCGCTTACCGTCCGCTTTAGGCTCTCCCACATATGCAGAAATCCGTTTTTGATACCGTCAACGATATTTGTTCCGATGCTGCCCCAATCGTAGCCGAGGAACGTATCTACAATCGATTGGATCAGCGTTGGAATTGCCAGAATCAACTCCGGGATTGCGCTAATAAGGCCCTCAATAAGCGCCATAATGATTTGCGGGCCGGACATGATGATCTGCGGAAGATTGTCAAGAATTCCCTGCACGATTCCGATAATAAGCTTTGGTGCAGCCGCAGTAAGCTGCGGAATGGATTTAATCAGGCCGTCGACGAGCGACATGACAAGCTTTACGCCGGATTCGATGATTTTGGGGAAGTTTTCGACAAGTGCGGTGATGAGATTTGTGATAAGCTTGGGAGCCACCTCAAGCAGCCTCGGGACGGCATCAATGATCCCGCCCGCCAGAGCGAGGATGATTTCAAGCGCCGCATCTACCAAATTCCCGAGATTGCCAGGGTCGGTCAGCGTTTCGGCGATTTTGATGATTGCTTCCGTTGCCGCCGGGATCAGTTCCGGCATGGCTTCGGAAATGCCCTGTACCAGTGAAACAATAACGTCAATGCCCGTTTGCACGATCTGCGGCAGGAGATCAATCAGCGCCGGAACTAGGATTCCAATGACTGTCGGCGCAACATCGCCAAGCACGGCGAGAACCGCAGGAAGCGCAGCCATCAGCCCAGCAATCAGGCTTGTCGCGCCCTCGATGAGCGAGGGAAGGACAGATTCAAGCAGTGCGGGCAGCTGCTCACTGACCGTTCCAACAAGAGACGTTACAGCCTCCACGATACGCGGCAGTAATTCCTGAATGCGTGGAATCAGGTTGTTTCCTGCGACAACAACGGAATCTGTAAAGTTCCCGACGAGGGTCCCGAGATCCTGCTCCGGGTCTGCGAGTCCGGTCACGAGGTTCTGCCATGCAGCTTTTACCATGCCGAACGAGCCTTGAATCGTGGACGCGGCTTCTTTTGCGGTCGTGCCGGTGATTCCCATTTCGGTCTGCACGACATGGATCGCGTCCACGATATCCGCATAGCTGGAAATGTCGTACTTGATGCCGGAGATTTTCTCCGCGTCTTCAAGTAACCGCTGCATTTCGGCCTGCGTACCGCCGTAGCCGAGTTTGAGGTTGTCGAGCATGGTGTAATTTGCTTTTGCGAACCCCTGATATGCGTTCTGGATTGATGTCATGTCCGTGCCCATTTTGTTCGCGTTGTCGGACATATCGGTCAGCGCCAGGTTTGCTTTTTCTGCCGCAGCGCTGGTGTCACCGTCTAAGGATTGCAGCAGGGACGCGGAAAAGCTCGTTACTGTCTCCATATATTCATTTGCCGACAGTCCAGCGGTTTTATACGCGTTGTTTGCGTACTCCATGACTTTATCTTGGCTATCCTTAAAAAGCGTCTCCACGCCGCCGACGAGCTGCTCATAGTCTGCGTATGCCTGGATCGCCTTTGTGCCGATTGTGCCGATTGCCGTCGCCGCTGCGGTTACGCCGACAACTGCGGCCTTTCCGACAGTTGCAAGCCCGCTCTTTATTTTTTCGCCAAGCCCAGATGTCTTCTTCCCGGTTTCGTCGATGCCCTTGTCGGCCTCGGTCGTATCCACACCGATTTTTACAAAAAGTTCAAATAGATTCATGCTTCACCACCAATCCGCACCGCTTAACAACCTCGGCTGTGATCTCTTCGCAGGTTCGGTTGTCCTGCGGCTTCGGGTCTATTAGATCGGAATATTTCGCCTGCATGAAGCTGCCGCCCGCGAATTTCGCTGTGTTTTCCGTCATTGTGCGCAAACACTCCGCCGTATAAATACGGAAGGCTGATTCTTCCTGCTGCCGCTTTACCAAAATCGGCAAAAGGCGAATCAGCCCTCCCACGCTTATCTTTGGAGCTGCCAGAAGCGCAAGCGTTACGCTTTCGCCTCCGACGCGCACGATTTGAAAAAATTCAGCATATCCTTGTCCTTGACGATCTCCTGAATCTGCCGCATGGTTTTTAGAATGCTCTGCTTTTTGATCGCCTCAACAGTCGTTTCGTTGACCGCAGCCAGAATCCCAAGCGTATCTTCCCGGTGCTTTTTCAGAATCAGGGGAATCCACTGACCGATCTTCTGCGCACCGATCGCGTACCGTTCTCCCGCCGTCTGCGGCTTCTCCGCGTCGATCTGTGCTTTCAGACTCTCCCGCAGCTCATCGTCCGTCAGAATATTGAGCGCGTACACGCTGACCTCGCAAAGAACATCAGCTGCTCTATCCGTGCTAAGTTCCGAAAATTTCATATTTTCTTCTCCTTACGTTTCGGCCGTACCGGCTTTGATATAAACCTCATACGGCACAACGTCCTGCTTCGACATCGAATAGTGTGCCGTGTACTCAAACGCCATCTGGCCCTTGCCCTTGTCGGCGGTTTTCAGCTGGAATCCGCCGGTCGATAGCGCGTTCATAAGACGAATAGCAATGAAACCACCGTTTGTCGCACCGTTCTTGTCGGAATAATCACCCACAAGCCAGATGTCCGCAAAGTCAGTCGGCGAAAGATCGCGCCGAGGAACAACCTTCGTCGTATCTGTGCCGTCGATGTCAGCCGCCGCCATAAGAGATTTCGCGGAGGCAGTCGTAGCCGTTACATATGTACCGGAAAGTTTCACTTCGACATCGTCCATCCGCTTCATTTCCATGGTGTTCTTTGGGCAGTTGTCCACGTCCGAGCCGTAGTCAGAATACGTCGGTGTCGCGGAAAATGTAACGCCTCCGGTAGTTGCGCCGATCTGGTTCTCCGGTTCAAACGTTCCGGTTGCAGGCGTAAATTCGCTCAAAACAACGCCAGCATTGATTTGCAGCTGCTTAAACGTATCCGCCGGAATTTTTGTAAATTTCGCCATGAAATCAGTCCTTTCAGTTTGCGGTAATGTACTCGACTGTGATATTCAAGTACCGCCGCTTGATGTATTTGTCGGAATCGTCCGCAATGTTCTGACACCACGGTGTCCCGCGCTTAATCCAAATTGCGCCGCCATCACAGGGAACGAACACGCCGCCCAAACCAATCGCATCCGAAATTTGCTGCGCTTTGGCATTCGGTTCTGCTTCCTTTTCCGTGTAGTACCACAGATTCACCGTAAGCCCGATTTCTCCGCTGTCCCACGCGCCCGTAATAAGCTCATACGTGAGCCACGGGAAAACAGCATCGTCCGGCACGCTGGACGCCGAATAGGCTGTCAGGAACTGCGAAAACCATTCTTGTAGAGCCTGTCCTTTTGTCATGCCGGTAACGCCTTCTTTTCTGCCGTGAAATACTTGAAATCGAAGCTGGCCGAGCGTGGGGTTTTCTTTGCCATCGGCTCCGATGTTACACGGTACGTCTCGCCGGTCGTTTTATCCCGGAAGAAGTCGTTATACTCAATCGGAACGCTTTGCTGAACCAGAACCGAGTAAACGCTTGTAACGCCCTCTTTTTCGGCTCTTCTGGCCTCCATCGACGTATCAAGCGCCTGATAGTTGTAAAACTCCGCGCCTTCCGCCCATGTCGTGATATAGCCGCTCTCGCCGTCCGGCACGCGGCTTTTGTCCAAGAGGACACACGGTCTTGCAAAATCGTCAAGTAAGCTCATATCTTCCTCCATTGGTTCAGGCGCGACTTAAAAACAGACTGCCATGTTACCATTCCAGCGCCGGTTGCAGACCCGCTCGTCGATTTCGAATAGCTGTACCCGCCGAAGCTCTCCGACGTGTACGGGCTCGCGGCGATGTCTCCGTTCTTTTCCTGCCACGCCTTGATTTCCTCTCCCAAGCAGATAAGTGCGGGAGGAACAGACATCGGCCAGATAGAGCCGTCAAATGTTTCGTCTGCCATCGCGTAATCCGGGTATTGGTGGACTCCGTCGTTGAAAACAGAGCCCACCACGCGGAAAAACTGTCCGTTTTGCAAAAACGGCAGTGTGATGCTGCCGTTTTCAACCGTGTACGTGCCACTGATTCTGTCAGTCTCGAACCAGTTCCGAAGCACGCCACATAATTCAGTCAGCATCACACCGCCACCTCCATTACTTCGCTGGTACCGTCGCGTTGCCAGCCTTCTGCGCCTTGTAGGTCGCGTCAGCCTCAACGACTGTGATCTTCTTGCCCGTCGCCGCCGTGATATCAGACTTGCCGTCCCACGTCGACCACGTTCTGACGTTCTGACCGTAGGTAACCGTCTCAGCCGACTCGCCTACCTTGTACTTGTAGACATTCCCAGACGTTTCCTTCGCCGGGTTGACTGTGATCTTCGTGTCGCCGGTTGCGGTTCCGGCTGCCGAAGTAACGGTCAGCGTGCCGAGCGACGGAGTCTCGTCGATATCAGCAACGGCAATGCCGTCCTGATACTCCGCGAACAGGGTCATACCCATGATTGCAAAGGACTCGGAGACCGCCGTGGAGTAGTTGCCCTGCACGTGGAAACCAACCAGGTTCGTTTCGCCATCAGTCCTGTAGTCAAGACCAGCACGGGCGAAATCGCTGTCAGCCGGGTCGATGTAGTACAGGACGATGTTCTCAACCGGAGTCGCAATGACACGACCGCGCTTGATTTCTTCGTCAGACAGCAGGAACACGGTGCTGTAGCCCATGAAGTTCTTGATGTACTGGAAGCCGAACTCAGTCTGGATGGTGATATCAGCGCCGCCGAGGTAGTCATACAAGTCCATGACGTTCACGAAGCCGACGACGTTTGTCGCGGTTCTGTGCATCTGCTTGAACTTGTTGATAACAGCGCCCTTCGCCATTGCAAGCGCACGCTGCCAGTTGGTTTCGCTGACGCTCAGGAGCCCGGTGTTCAGGTAGTTGTAGAACCGGTTCGTGACGTTGGTCTGAAGCTCATACAGGAAAGCTTCATCAGTCATCGCGACTGCGACATCATAGCCGTATTCCTTGATCGCCTCGATAGAGACCGCCTTCGCGTACTTTTCGACGTTGATGTTCGCATAGTCCTTCTCGATGACCGTCGCTTTGGAGTAGGGGATCTCTTCGCCCTCGCCGACGCTCTGTGCAAGCGTGACGCTCGCAGTCTTGGATTTCAGAACGGTACCAGGCTGCTTTTTGATGGGGCGCATAATGCCGAGAATGTCGCGCAGATGCTGCCAGTTCCGCGCAAAGCGGGTTACAAAATCGATTTCACGAGCTGTTACCTGAACGTCGCTCGTCATAGTCAGGTTGTTTTTTGCTGCCATATTATTCTTCCTTTCCGAACAAATTGAGATTTGCGGCAATTGCTGCCTGCCGTTCAGACGCATCCTTGATCTTAAAGATGTCGTCCCGGCTCATAGCGCCGCCGTTGTTTGCGGGCGGGTCTTTGGTGTCCGCGCCCTTCTGTTTCGTGGTAACAACGAAATCTGCCCACTCTTCCTTGATGGACTTCTTCAAATCATCGGCGTTCTTGATCTTGCCGTCTTCCAATTCAACCGAAGAAAGATCGGTGACCTTCAAAACCGAATCAATGCGCTTTTCGCTGATGCCCGCAGACTTCAAAAGCTCCCGATACGCGGATTCTTTCGCGCTCTTGGTTTCCTTCTGCATCTGCTCTTGCTTGTAAGCGTCAAATTCCTTCTTGACTTTATCGTGCTTATCCTTCCAGCCATCGTCGCCTTTGGCTTTCAGGGTTTCCAGCTCCGCCTTTACTCCGGGGAGCGTTTCAGCGTCTGCCTTATACCGCGCGAGATCGCTTTTCAGCCCGTCTACGGTATCGGTGTGCGCCTCAATGATCGTGTCCATCTGCTCTTCCGTCAGCCCCATTCCCTTTAGGAGCTTCCTTGTTAATGCCATGTTCTATCTCCCTTTCCCTTGTCGGCGGTTCTTTGCCGCGACAGAACAAAAAATGTGGTAACAGTCGTTTCTTCACTGTTACCACATTTATACCGCATATTTTAGGCTCTCTTACGCAAACTTTCAGCCATTTTTCAATTCATCCTCTACGATCTGCCGGTATTCGGATGCATGGTCAGCCGCTGCGGGCTTCAAATACGGCTGTGCTTTATTGCCCGCCGTCCAGTGCCAGTTCCCCTTTGCGTCCTGATACGCCCACGGCGTAGGTCTCCCGCCCGGATAATACTTTCCGGTTCCGAGTTCGACGTATGCGGCATATTCCGTGTCACTTCCGACGTATGCCGCTGGCTCTTCTTCATCTACACGGTGCGTGATGCTGTTCCTCAGATTTCCGGTATCGACCGGGCAAAGCCTCTTTGCATACTTTTCAGCCGTCATGCCGATCTTTTCGATGGCACGAATCAGCGCGTCGTGCATAGCGGACTTCACTTCTTCGGAATTGTCGATAAATTCAACGCTCATTCTCACTATCCTCCCATAATGCAAGAAAGAGGGCTATCCGAAGACAGCCCTCAAAAGAATGTTGGTTCTCTGGCGGGTGTGCCTGTCCCCGCATCTCTTGCTAACCTTCCTTGTAAGCTTGATAGACTTCCGAGAAAGGTGTGTAGCGACACTAAATCTCTACCTCAGAGAACCATTCTATTCTACTTCAAGTATAGCCCCGTTATTCTGATTTGTAAAGTATTTTTTTGTTTCTCAAATACTTTTTAAATTTTTTCTCGCTAACCTTCAAAAATGTAATAATAGAATTCTTTTTGTATTCTTCATCGCCTATTACCGCAAGTTTTAAGATCAATCGAAAATGTTCATTGGATTCTATAAACTCATGTAATATAACTGCCGTGTTTGGGACTGGATCATCGAGGATATATTGCGGTTTTTCCAGCATCTCTCCCATGTAGTGTGCATAACGCTCATAGTCATTCGGATGGTGATCCATAATATGCTTTATTCGCTCATCCGATATAATCACTTCATCGGTTCGTATGGTGGAAGACACCAAGCTATATTTATCTCTATCGATTCGACCAATCGTTTGCACACCTTCGCCGCCCTTGCCAAGTTTCCCCTTTATTGTAGCAGAATCTACGGCGTTTGCAACTTTATTTATTTTTTGCTTCCACCCCGCCCACTCGGCATAAGTCATATTTTCAATCAGTCCATTTTGCCCTGTCTCTGGATTTCTGGCGCGGCGCTGTCCTCTGGACGTGTCAATTCCATCTATCACAGATACCAGCGTGCAGCGGCAGTTGTATATTTCGGCGGGCGCTCCGTTCGGGTCTCCCGGGAATCTGCAACCATTGGAAAACTTCTTGTCGTTGTCCACAACCTCACCATCGAGCATCGCGTGAGAATGGCGCGTTCTTCCGTCAAGTGTCGCCATCCACTCTTTGCGGCATTTAATCCCCATCTTTTCAGCTGCAAAGTAAGAATCCATCCGTCCGGCGTTCTGCGCACCCGTGACTGCCGTTCGAGCTGTCCGGATAGCGGAATCGCGGTTCATGGTGACAATTCTGGATTGTAGATCATCTGCCATGTGCTTAATGCTCTTGCCCTGCAAAATGGAGCTTGTGACGCTGGCTGTGATCTGCTTTTTGCCCCATGCAAGATCAATTCCGCGCTTTAACGCTCTTTTCGGCGGGTAATACGGCATAAGCTCCGGCTGTTCCACAATCAAGCGCTTTACAGTCTGTTCGTCCCATAAGTCAAATCCGACATCGTCGGTCACTTGTTCAATGGTGTACGCCGCGAAATTCCGATTTAAACTGTAAATGCCCGGCGTTGCATCGTTGACATACGCAACAGCAGCAGCGTTTGCATTTGTCATGCGCTCTGCGACCTTGTCCCGTAGCGCCTCAAAGCGCTTTCCACGCCCGATCTGCGCAAGCCGCCATTGCTTGTATTGTTCCTCGGTGATATCGCCAGCGTCCAGCCGTGCCTTTTCGGCTTCGTCACGGTCTGCGAACTCTGCGAAATACTCCTTGATGATATCCGTCAGACCGTCATACGCTTCTTTGTAAGAATCGTATATCCGCTTTTCGAGCGCCTTTAACTCTTTTTCGGTGAGGTCGTATCCCTTATCAGGTCTCATCGTTCACCATCTCCGGCGGCTCGAAGCTGCGCTCAATATCCTCTGTCGCTTTTCTTTTCAGGATTTCGGCGACTTCTTCCTGCGTCAGCCAAGGAAGCTTGTTCAAGATCGTCTCATCATCGAGGTAGTTTGCCGCAAGAAGCACCATCTGCGTTTGTTCCAGCTGATTTGTTACCTTAGAGCGAGTAAAAGATGGCTCATCCTCAATCCCAACGATTTTGAAAAGCGCCTGTAAGAAATCAATTACGCAGTATTCGAATTGATCGACCTTGTTATCCATCGACTGATATGCCGCAGTGATCTCCGTCGCTGTTTTCTGCCCGCCTTGCAGTTTTGTAACGTCCAACATCTGAAAATCTCGGTACAGATCGTCGCTGATTCTGGAAAGAAGCGCTTCCCGAGCTTCAACCGGGATTGTGAGCGTATGAGCCTCTGCCTTCGCTCCGTCATCGTCCACAAGACCTACACCAATTCTCCGCATGGACTCCTTGAACCTTGCCATGTCGATCTCATCCATGCCTCCAGCGTTGGAAATCGTCCAGTAAATAACGGATGCATCATCAACCGTATTTGCAAAGCCGGATTTGATCAAATCGTAGCAGTCAATCGCCTCGCGCTGTCCGACCAGTTCAGACTGCTTTGCGCGGTTCCCGTACATGGGAATAACAGGGAAGCCCGGATAATTCTGATACGCCAGAAGTTCAGTCCCGTCAATCTCAGAAGTCGCTTCCACAGCCACATAGCCGCGCTTCGGCTCCAAAATCATCATTTCTTCCCCGCTCCGTCGGATGTACTGTGTAAATCCGTCAGGTTCGAAGAGCGTAGCACGCAGCGGTTTGCTTGTGCATACTTGCCAGAAACGAATGCCCGACCGAAGCGCTCCGTTTTCCTCATCCAGAAGTGGGACAAATTCTGTCACATCAAACACTTCAAGGTGATCGAGATTCCAGAAACCATAGGAAACGCCGCCGACAAGCGCGTCGTGTGCTGCGTCTTGGAGCCGTGTGTCAAACCCAGCGCCCAACTTCTCTTTGTTTTCCTCTTTTTTCAGTGTCACGCCGTTTCCAAGCAGATACTGCGTTTCCTGCGTGATGAAATTTGCAAAGAAATTGCTCCGAAGCTTATAGTTCGGACTGTAGTTGTCCGGAATGACTTTCCCGTTGAGTGTATAAAGCAGCTTTTGAAAATTAGCAATCGTCACATTCCTGTGCGCGTCGTACTCCTTCGCAATAACCGCCTGTTTGTATAAATCCGAGTCTTTGTGATTATTTATCGCGGACAGAACAAATTCCATCCGTTCCCGGTCAGACTTTTCCGCAACCTCTAAAAAATCCTGATATGTTTTCATCTTTTACCTCACCGCGCCAGTTCCGGCACAAATCTATGTTCTTTGAAGTGCTTTTTCAAGACCGTCATCACCATGTACCTGATTTCGTCCATAGCGTGGTCGTTTTCCTTCACGACGCGGTCAGATTCTGCTTTTTCGTCCCACCTGTAAAGCCCAAATTCGCGGATGGCGTCCTCGCAGCTCTCATGGATTTTGAGTTTCCCGGACGCGATCATCTCAGCCGTTGTCTGTATGCCGGGCAGTACATCATTCACAGCCCCACGGACTTTGAACTCATGGTGCTTCTTTACGGTGGCAATAAAAGCGTCCGCCGACGGGTCTACAATCAGACATTTTATATCTCTCCCGCCCGCGAGGCGCTTGACCTCTGAATAATACTCTTCCGGAGTTTTTTCTTTCCGTTCTTCTCGCCCGCAGTAATAATACTCTCCGATTCGCACCGCTTCCGTTTTCGTCACGCACCACAAGCCAGCCGAAAACGGATTGTGCGTGCCGTAGTCAATGGAAATGTAATAATCGCCGGTGTCCGGTATGTCATGCACGATGCAGGGATCGCCGAACATAGAGTATACAAGTCCTTCTGCCAGCGTCCATTTCCCAAGAATGTATCTATCGTAGAAAACCGTTCCGGCATATTCCTTCTTTAGGTTTTCTACGAAGGAAGGCGGCAAGAACGGATTGTCATCAATTGTATAAACTTGGCTGAAAATATCGGCATTGCTGTCCAAGAACTTTTTCAACCAATGGTTCGGATATTGCGGGTTATACGTTCCGTCAAAGCATGAATACTCTTTATCAAGTCGACTTTTCAGAAGTGCAAAGACTTCTTCCGACCAATCTGCAACCTCGTCACCGTAGCAATACTTGATTGACGCGCCGCGGATTTTCGAGACCTGAGATACCTTTTCCGCACCGAGGCAATAGCACTTCTCGCCAAATATCCAAGCCGTGTTATCGCTTGATATCGTTCCTACCAGCTTATCGCCGTAAAGATTTCGCATCGGCTCGAGCACGTTTCGCTCGATTGTGGATTTTGTGACACCGAGGATGACGGCAAGCCCATCTTTACCGGCACGCTCCCGAATACGAAGTGGTATAATCCATTTAAAATCAAGATACGTCTTCCCACTTCGAGTTGCTCCGCCCTTAAAGTTCCAGCGGTGATTTGCGTACCTCGCAAATTCAAGTTGTTTCTGACTTAACAGCATCTCTAAACTCCCTAATCAGCCCATCCAGCTTATTCAGGCTGTCATTGCTGCTGGCCGTGTTCTTCGTCGCCTTGTCAACGATAATACCAAATGATGTCGCGATCTGGCTCAGCGTCGCTGTAGAGATTTTTTCTGGGTCAGTCAGCGCTTTCAGGTGCAAAACGATAGCTTCCTGCATCGCGCCTTTCTGCGATTCCATGAAAGCCAGCATCTCAGCCGTGTTTTCCTCTTTTTTCTGCTGTACTTTTTCGCTGATATCTGGTGATGCGTCAACAATTCTCTTCACAGTCTGGTGCGTGACGCCATGCTTCTTCGCGACAGCGTTGTACGACTGCATTTCTACCCAGTCGGCAACTATTTTCTTTTTTTGCCGATCTGTCAGCCTCGCAGCCATCTGTCACCACCTCTGAGTAAAATATTCCCTTCTCGTGCCCCACCGGATTGCGGTTTCCGGTGGAGCTAAGAAAAAGGAGGTTCCGCAGTACGCTGCGTAGCCGTAAGAAGGATGAAAGCGCAGAGGATACACCTCTACGCTCTCAACGATACACTATGTTTAAGGCTCTCTTACGCAAACTTTTGAATATAAACCACGTTTTTCTGCTACTAAGTAGATAAACTGCCTATGCCATTCCTGCGCGGTACGCTCCGAGACATACACCACCATAGCAGCGCCCTGTAAGGTGTGTGTACGCTTCCAAAGAACCAAGTCTATGAGCCGGAGGCGTTCCGCCCCGTCGATAAGCTGTTTTGTTTCCTCGATTGCAGCTTCGACAGCAGCAACCTCCTCCCGCGTCATAAGCGTACCGCTTTTGTAACTTCGTATCATCCACTTCGCATACCCCCACCATCCATAGCGCGGTTTGCTCACCGTATCAGCCTCCTCGTTTCATTTTCTCGTCCAAGACATTCTTCAACCGCGCACACAAGAACGCCCCGTTTGTCATCACGTGCCAAATAGACGGCAGCCCGGATTCTTCATCAATGTGCGTCGGGTCTTCCCAAATCGCGAGGACGTGCCTTAAAAGCGCCTCGTGCCATCTCTCCGGCTCAATGCTGCGCCAGTCCTCCGCATCGCCGTACTTGTTAAAGCCGTACATGCGCGTTTCCAGTATCGCAAGGATGGCTTCTACGGGGACAGTAGACGGTCGAGGTTTGTTGTCGTCGTATTTTGCTCCCTTAATCTTTTCCAAGTCTGCGTCCCTCCATTTCAAAACGCTCCATGTACTCCGATTTATCGATTTCCAGCCACTTCCCGTTGGACTCCCTGAAAAAGCGGCCTACTTCCTTTCTTTTCCCATCCGGTGTCTCAGCGCTCCAAATTGCCATTGTATCGTAGTCGCCTAATTTGGGGTCTACCAATACCGTCGTCCGGTGGACAATAATCGGCTTGTTATATGGTGTATACGGAAATGTAATCGGGAATAATTCTCCTAAAATATTTGCGACAAAACTGTCGTGCCAGTATGTACCGCTTGGCTCATCTTTGCAAATGAATCTGTTGATGTCGCTGTATTCTATATGCCCATCGTCGTATACATACTTAAACAGGTCACTCATGCGCTTGCTCTGGTAGCATGTGTATTTGTGTTCTTTATCCGTCCAACCGACCTCATTCCATGCGTCTGGCGTATCCTCAATCGGGGAAAGCGGTTTGCCGTCAATTAGGCGATTCAAAACCTGCTTTGTAATGGACATGCTCAGGCCGCTGTGGTCATCTTCAAGCAGACTCTCAAACGCTTTTAAGGCGCTTTTATAGCAAGCACAACCGTAAGCCCATTCGTCGCTTGGTTTTCCGCCGCGCTCTTGTTTGCACGCAATTTCAACTTCTCGTTTTGCCCATTCACTCATGCCCATTTTTCGTTACCTCCTTCAATTTTTGTGCCGAAAGCGCGCTGTATGTTTCCTTTAGAATTTCCACTGTGTAGCGCACCTCGCCGCAGCTTTCGCATAAATATCTTCGCGTTTTTATAATCCGGTCGCTGGTCGGTCTGCTGTCTTTGCACCGCATCTTTTTGTTGCAGCCCGGACAAATCATAGCTGTATCCCCCTTATGTACTTATCAAAATACGTCACAGCCACCGCCATAGCCGCCCACATGTCCGCCGAGAAGCCGTAGAAAAAGCCCGGATTCTTCTTCGTCCCTTTCCCGAAATTCGGCTGACCGGGCGCGTATCGGTCTACTAGGGCTTGTCTGATGTTCGCATCCTTCGCCGACGCTCTGCCGCAAAGGTAAAGCTTTTCCTCCCTGCGGAAGATCTTCTGCGGCGGATGGCTCACGCCGTATAACGTCGCAAATTCCCAGAACCGGCCAATCCAGAAGCAGGTGTCGAACACTTCCTGCCCGACCGGCATACCCATACCCGCCACCATTTCGATTGCCAGATGATCATACGTGCTGAAAAAAACGCTGTACATCTCCTCGTTTGGAACTTTACCAACGTCCAGCACCTTCCGGATTTCCTTCCCGTCGTGCTCCACCAGCACATAGCCGGATTGAATGTTGCCGGGGTCAATCGCCAGTATCGTTCCCACGCTTCGCCCTCGCTTTCCAGAACAGT